GAACTTCGCAAGAAGGAATTCGCCAAGATCGTTAAGCACAAGGCCCAAGGCAAACCATTTAACGGTAAATGGACATTGGTAAGAGTGTAATGCAAGTGTAATACTTTTTCTCTGGCATTGCAGTAAATAAGCGTATGCCAGAGAAAACTTACCGCTCAATCTTTATCTCGGATGTGCATCTTGGGACCCGTGATTGTAAAGCTGAGGCTCTCAACAACTTTCTCAAACACAACACCTGCGAAACACTCTACCTGGTTGGAGATATCATTGACGCATCGAAAATACAGCAGAACAAGTGGCGTTGGAAACAAAGCCACACCAACGTGGTTCGCAGAATACTAGGTCATGCCAAACGTGGCACCAGAGTAATCTATGTAGCCGGCAACCACGATGAGTTTCTTCGCCCACTCATACCCTACGGCATGGGCTTTGGTGCAGTAGAAATTGTAAATCAAACCGAACACATAGGCCTAGATGGCAAACACTATCTAGTTACTCACGGCGACTTGTTTGACGGCATTACACGCTTGGCTCCTTGGCTAAGTTTCTTAGGAGATAAACTTTATGACTTCGTTCTCGATCTTAACAGCAGGTTTAATTGGATACGCCACAGGATGGGTTTTGGTTATTGGAGCTTGTCTAAGTATCTCAAGCATAAAGTTAAGAAAGCCGCTGACTTTATGTTTCAGTTTGAGCTTAATCTTGCTCGCTATTGTCATAAGCGTGGTTATGATGGTGTAATTTGCGGACACATACATCACGCAGAGATTAAAGAGATAGATGGCATCGTCTACATGAATGATGGTGACTGGGTAGAGAGCATGACCGCCCTGGTGGAAAAATACAATGGATCCTGGGCGATAGTGACCTGGACCAAGGAGCACGATGATGTGGTTACTGATAATACTGGCAGTGAACATAAACAATCCAAACGACGTACCAGGAAGAGTAACGATTGAGTTTGCCACAGAACGAGCATGCGAACAGGCTCGCGAGTCAGTTAAATACTGGCTCAAGTTTGAAGGATTCAAGGTACACGCACAATGTCAACAAAAATAATCCTAGTAGTCACTGACAATGTTCCAGACCAAATCAATGGCGTGGTCACAACTTTCAAAGCCCTGGAAGATCAGGCTAGCCTGGCTGGCCATCGTATTGTTTATATTGACCCCGGGCAGTTCCCTCATTTTGATTGCCCTGGTTATCCTGAAGTTAAAATCTGCTGGCCACACGGCATTAGCAAGAAGATTAAGGCGATACAGCCGGATTATATTCACATCGCCACAGAAGGTCCTGTAGGCCTATTTGCCCGGTGGTGGTGTGAGCGCAATCATATTCCTTATAATACTAGCTACCATACTGATTTTGCCAAGTTCCTAAAGAAGATGTATCACATGCCAGAGTCCGTAACCTGGTGGTATCTACGTTGGTTTCATAAAAACAGTCATCGTGTGCTGGTTACAACTGAAAGTATCCGACAAGATTTACTAGCACGTGGGTTCACCAATCTTCGAGTATGGACCCGTGGTGTAGATCGAACCGTCTTTAACAGTAGTCATCGTGGTGAGACTGTAGCTGGTCGTCCTATCCTGTTGAGTGTAGGCCGGGTCAGTGTTGAAAAAGGCCTTGATGATTTTTGTGAGCTAGACATTCCGGGTGCTACCAAAATTGTAGTCGGAGATGGTCCGTATCGTCGAGACTTAGAACGCAGATATCCTGCAATACATTTTGCGGGTGCCAAAAAAGGAATTAGTTTAGCTCGTTACTATGCTCAGGCCGATGTGTTTGTTTTTCCTAGCAGAGCTGATACCTTTGGTGTGGTCAACATTGAAGCACTGGCCTGTGGAACCCCGGTAGCCGCATATCCTGTGGCAGGACCCAAGGATATTGTGGAACCTGGCCTAACTGGATTCCTTAATGACCATTTGAAGTTGGCAGTGGAACAGTGTTTGACCTTAAACCGTGCGGATGTAGAAACGGCCAGTTTACGGTGGACTTGGGCTGAATGTTGGCGCATATTTGAAGAAAACTTGATAGACTGTTCTGTAGTCTAAAAACAACACTTTTTAACCCCCGTAAAAGGGGGTTTTTTCTGGGCTTACCAAAAGGTTGACCAAAAATGCCCAATTTGTTATACTATTATTATAGTGAACATAAAGGAGCAAAAGATGAGCAAACTTACAGCATACACAGTAGAAATTTACAAAGCCGATCGCCGTATTAACGCAGGCCGCAGATTGGTTGAAAAGAAGGACTTCTGCCCAGTTACCCGTGATTACATCCAAACAGTGGTATCGGACAAGATTGCCCAGGGTTTTATCGTTGAGTTACACGAAACCTTTGTGACCAAAACAAATCTAATGGGTGGCAAGGAGTTCACAGAGCGTTATGATACTCCGTATTTTTGCAGTCCTGCCAGTGAATCATACTGGAGCATGTAATTCGGTTGACCAGAAATTACCCTTTTGTTATAATAATGTATATTAAATTGTTAAGGATTTAGAATGGTAACAAAAAAAAGAGCAATTCCGTTTAGCCAATATTTTGGTGCAAGCCACCAAGGGTATCATTTAAGAGGCAAAGAATATAGAGATCTATTTGTAGAAGAAGTTGAGGATTTTTTTACAAGAATGAATCATCATTGTTATATTGCCGGACAACCCGGTGTAGGTAAAACCTATGCTGTTGAGGCTATTGCTAAAAAATATCCAAAGGTCTATTTGTTGGTGCTCAAAGGTAAAATGACAAATTGGGCCTTTGTTAAGACTATCGCGGTTAATGTTATGTTATTACCAAAAGGTTGGAACCTAGCGGTTTATATTGATGATATGAATAATATCTTTAAGAGTAATAGCGACTTCCTAGACATGTTTAAAATTGCAATGGACAAGTCATCTGGTGACCGTGTAGAATATAACACAAGTTTAGGAGGTCAATACGAAGCTTGTGAGGATATAGAAAAACAAGCAATTGATCATTTTAAAGCATTAGATCCTAACCGCACAGGATTTGTAGTTCCATTTAACGGGCGTGTTAAGTTTATTTTTACAATGAATACTTCATTGCCAGGCAAACAAGAAATGGATAAGTTAGAAGTTGGTAGTGATAAATGGATTAAATTAAACAATCGTGCAGCCATTCGTAGTCGGGTCAGATATGAAGATCTAATTATGAATAAAGAAACATACTGGGGCTGGATTGCAGATGTAACATGGAATGATCCTTTGATGTGTGCAGGATCTACTTCAGATCAGAAGTTTGAAATTCTTATGTGGTTGTGGGACAATTGGGATACCCTCAGCGAAACCAGCTTGCGTTTTGTAGAAGAAAAAATGTGGGACACTATGCAACAATGGCCAAAACCAAAAGATTATCGGGCTCGGTGGGAAAAGTTAAAAGGTTAACATGACTAAGAAAACACCAGAAGAACTTCGTGCTGAGTTAGATGCTATTAACCAACAAATAGCAAAAACTTCTCGAGTTAGCGACCGTCATCTTATTGTTGCCGCAAATCCAGATTGGAAACGCAAACAAACAGAGGCTCAGAGTAAGCGTAAACAATCCGGTTGGTCTAAAAAAATGCTAGGCAACCAAAATGGAAAAAACAGTTCCAGAATGGCAGGTAAAAAACATTCAGAAGAAAGCAAGGCAAAAACAAGTGCTTCAATGATGGGTAAAGATCATTCATCAATTACAGGAGTGCCTAAACCAAAAGTTACTTGCCCACATTGTGGTAAAATTGGTGGTCGCCCGCAAATGATTCAATATCATTTTGACAAATGTAAAAACAAGTGATGTAGTCTAAAAACAACACCATTTAATGGGTAAATTTTAGGGATTTACCAAACGGTTGACCAGAAATTACCGAAATGTTATAATAGTTGTATAGTTAATAAAAAGGAGTTGAAATGACAAGAAAACATTTTATCGCAATGGCACGTGAAATTGCCGAAATGCCAGATCGTAAGTCAGCTCGTATTGCGGCCGAGGCATTTGCCCAGGTAGCTCGCGCAGTTAATCCTAGATTTGATACCAACCGTTTCTTAACCGCTTGTGGAGTTTAATATGACCGCTGTTAATAATATCATTCAAGTTAATACCATTGTAAACGAGGCCCGACAGGCCGCTAGAGAAGCCGCCGAAAAGTTTTTCCAAGAGAAGTTAGGTGGCGAAGACAAATACTCCTGCGGATTTGCGTGGGTTGAAATCTACGGTGTCAAGGGCAACACTCGGCTTGGTAAAGCATTCAAGGCCGCAGGTATCAACAAAAATTATACTGGCGCTCACTCAATTTGGAATCCAGCAGGTCTTGGTGTGCAAAACATTGACACCCTCGAAGCTGGTGCTGAAGCAGCCGCAAAAGTGTTTGAGAA